GCTCCACAACTTGCCCAGTCAGTGTCACCTAGTATAGATATTTCATAAGTGTTACCAACAGTAAGTGAACTTGCGCTGGTTGTACCTGTGCTTGTTGCTGTAAATCTTTGTTCAAACGCTTTACCTGTGCCTATGCCTACACCTGTAGCTATAAATGCTAAACCAACTGTATTATCATCAGCTCCTATAATTGTAAAATCTGTAGTGCCTACTTCACTAATAAAATATGTTTTTCCTATAGTGAAAAATCCTGCATTTGTTTCTGTTGCGCCTACTGATGTCCAATTAGTTTGATCATATTCACTTATTGAATATCTACGTCCTACAACAAAAGAACCTGAATTTACTTTTGTATTAAGAGTAATATTAAATGTTGTTGCACTATCAATTTCACTTACGTAGTAGATTGTATTTGGGTTGGTAGTATTATAAGAACTAATGTTACCAAATGTAACTGGATTAAATGTGATTGTTTGACCTACATTTAAATTAGCTGTAGTATTTGCTGTTAAAAGACCAGTACTACTGTCAGTATTAGTAATGTTGATTAATTCAACACCGCCTGTAAATCCTAAATTTGTATCATAATTACTTTGGTCATAAAAAGTATTAACTTGTGCAACTTCGTTTGGAATACCTGTATTATAAAATAAAACAGTTAGTCCGTTAAGACTGGTAACGCCATCGATGCCGTTACTAAGTGAACTTAATTTAACACCGTTTAAATTTGCAAAACTTGTTGTACTAACTACACCAACAGGATTATTACCTGGGAAGTCAAATTCATCCTGAACATTTGCTGCAGGTACATTAAATGTTACAATGCCTGTTGTTGCACCATTATTAGTTACACCAAAAATTTCTCTTGTATATAAATTCGGCTGAGAAGGACTGTAGCCTGTAACACCTGGTTCGCCTTGTATCCAAAAATTGGTATTTTGGTTTACATAAAAGTTATATTCGCCGCCACGTATTAAAGTAATAGTTGGATTATTTGTTCCAGATGCAGCGCCTAATTCTTTTATATTGTATGCGTTAGGTAAATCTGTTACAACATAATCTTGTGCGACAAACACTGTGCTTGAACTAACCTGTACTGCTGGCGGACCTTCTGGTAACCAATAGTATTCATTATAGTTAATAACTGCATCTAGATTTGTAAAACTGTCCCAACTATAAAATTCACTTTCAAATAATCTATTATTATCAGTCGATATTCCATTGCCTAACTTTATTGCATCAAGAATACCAGGATAGCTTAAAAAGTCTTTAGCTACTTCTTCATCTTTTTTCGTAAAAACAACGCCTGGCTCTAATTGATAATCTCTTCTAACTTTAGTTGGTTCAGTTACATAATAGTCATTGGCATTAAGTCCATAACCAAATCGTGAACCTATATAGCCCTGATTTTTCTGCAAAGTTGGGGGATTTACTAATTGATCCAATGTAGCCGCAAGAAATTGGCTATTCGTTGGGGTTTGAAATATTTCCGGTAGAAATTCAAGTGTTCTTATTCTAGTCATTTTATCTTTCTTGCAACTCTGCAGGAGTTAATGCAGCAATTACTACAACATCATTTGATGTAGCTGCATTAACAAAAATCTCATATGGTGCAGATTTAATCTCATACAAATCACCGAACTGTGCTTCAGGATTATTTGGTACAAGTACAGCACTATTAATTAAATCACCACATTCATTATGTAGATAGGCACTAAGTTCGCTGAAATAAAATGTTTCACCGAAGTTCCAATTATTGATGTTAAAGTAATTATTCATAGCAGTTAATACAGCACTACGTATTTCACTATCACTAGCACTTGTATCTACATTTTTAATTACTTTTATTGTTCCTCTAAGTGCTGCGTCTGCTTTAATTCCAAATAAGGGTTTAAAAGTAACGCAGTTTAAAATTACGCTATCACTCAACATTTTATAATCATTAATTTTGCCGTATGCAATATTTAATTCTGTTGTAGTTGGCTTATCTGGATAAGGTACTGTATTAGTTGTATCAACTAACCAATTATTATATGCAGTATAATAACTTTGCGTTACTACATATAAGTCAATTATGTTTGTTGTAGCTGGATCAATACGTGTAGTATTGTTGCTATTATGACGATATTGGAAACTTAAGCCCTGTCTGCCAGGTTTCATAGTATATAGTGGTTGTAGTACTAAACTATACGAAGGCGTTGTTACTGTAGGATCTTGTACAGTTTTATAGAAAACATTATACTTTTCATAACTATCAATTTCAGCATATGCATAAAATAATTGTCCTAATGGATAATCATATTTTACTACTTCAATTTGATTTTTATTACTATATTGATATTCAACTTCACTTGTAGGAACAATTTGTTCTCTTGTTAAATTGATTGGATCTTGAATTGTAACGAAAAATACATACTTACCGATGTTTGCAGCATCCGTTTGCACACCAGTTACAGTTTCAAAAAAATCTGGATTTAATATTAAAGTTTTATTATTAACATCTGTACCTGAAACTTCTACTTCAAAATCATTAATATAACCGTCGCTTTCAACAGTTTGACCAACAATATTTACTTTAATATCTCTTGATAATGAAGTGTTTGAATATGGTATAGTATTTATTGATAAGATGTTTATGTAATCTTGTAAAATTTTACCACTGAAAGGATCATAAACTAATTCTCCTGTGCTAAAGGCAAATCTAATATCTTCAACACTGCCGAAATAGTAAGTCAATGATTTATAAGTTACGCTATATCTATTATTACCCAAACTTAAAAAATTAACAAAATAATCAGGATCTTCATATGGACGTATTGACCATCTTTGTTGATCTATTGCTAATGAATTATTAAAGACTAAGGAGAAGCTGAGTTGTAGTTCCATCCTGTCAACACATTCATTTACTATAATAGTATTAAGTTTATTTTCAAATACAGGTATAACTTGTGTACAAATTGCGCCTTGTGGAATAAAGCCATTTAATGTAACTGGTCCTGTTCCATTTGCAAAGTTTCCTTGACCGTTATTATTACCGTCTCCATTTATGTTAAGAACAGTAGTCCAAATACTTGTAGGATTGTTAGGTCCTGGTATACCAGAAACTAGTCTATTTTTATCGTTAAAATAAAATCCTATTGGTGCTGTAAATTGTACTAAAGCACCTTGTGTAATATATTTGGCATTATTGCTATTAAACAGACCAATTGCTAAGGGCACATCATTGTTTAAGTTAATATTATAAAAATATCCTGTTTGACTATTTGCATCTACTGTACTGCTATGCCAGTAAACTGTGCCGTCACCGCTAGCAGCATCTAAGTTGTAACGCTCATAGTTTTGAATATAGTATTGATTTGCCTTATTTGAAGCAAGAACGGTTGCCAAATCAACAGATAAGAATTCGATAATATCACTTTGGTCAACAATAGTTAAGTTTAAAAATCCATCAATATCAGTTTGATATAAAGCACCATCACTACCAAAACTATTAAGGCTTGAATATTTGCCTGTTGGATCAAGTAAATCTAAATTTTTGCTTACGCCTACGCTACTACGGTTTACTGCTTTTGATTTTATTATTGAACTGTATAAAGTATAGGGGAAATTATTATAATCTTCACCATTAACCATACGATTTTGTGTATAGTAACGTGTTGGTGCGCGTTGTTTTATATCAGGCAATGTTTCACGTGCCTGAGCATTAGATACTGGGTTAGTAAGAGTTAATCCAACAGTCAGTGTTTCAATTTTGCCAACTCTACTGATGTAATTAAATGATACACTAATACCTTGCATTTCGCTTGGATCGATTGTATAAGTTAAACCATTGCCAGCACGTACATAGGCTCTAAATGCTCCTACAGGAATTTTACTGAATACGCCGTCTCCAAATACATATGTTACTTGATCGTTAAATCTACTATTGACACTAAAGATTTCTCTATTGCTACCTTCGGTTTGTAAATATGCGTTGGCGTAAACACTATCTACTTGACGCCATAAAATTCTTGTATTATTATCTGCACTTAATTGATATAACCAAGTATCAGTATTATTGATGCCCTCAATGTTGATATCAACTATTTGATTTGATATTTGCTGAGTAAAATTAAAATCTACGTTTTGTAATATACCTTGTTTAAAGTAAAAGAAAAATCCAGTATCGCCACTACCATATCCTAGTTGGTCGTTCCTGTAACACAAATTAAAGCGTCCGCTGGGAGCCGGCGGAATTTCATATAAGTAATCTTTACCAACGCTACTTACACTTACTAGTTCAAAAGACATAGTTGTACCGTCTATACTAGTTTGAAAAGGGGCGATTGGTAATGTATTAGTTGGTATTTTTATTGAATATTCGCTAGTTACCACACCTAATATATCGCTTACATTTCCTGGTCTACCTATTTTTTGTGTGTCGATAAGTGCAGCGTTAATGATTGCATTAAACTGCTCTAAGAAAAATATATTAGCTGGGTCATTCCATAGAACAGGTACATTACTTAAGTTAGTACCATTTAAATCTATAACATTCTGTGTGGTTGATATGCTTGTGATTTTAAGGTAACCTTCAGAACACAGATTACGTTTTGGCGTATAGCTTACAAGATTTGCTAACTTAATAACACTATCACGGCGTTCGGCTGTGTCTAAGAAATTTTCACGACTATTAAGATCATTACGAAATGCTAGACCTTGACCCATAAAGGCCATAACGTCTAGTAATGCAATATATTCACTACTTTCGATATAATCATTAAATGTTTCTGGATAATAGACACGAAGATAATCTATGAAACTTTTACGCAAAGTTTCATAATCATAGCTAAGGAAATCGGCTTCACGAAAAGTTTGATAGATTGCTTTCCAATCATTTACACCGAACAATGCAGCTTGTCTTGAACTTGTAGCCATAATAAAACTCTGTTTTAGTATTTATCAATATGAAAAACTGGGTTTTTAACTATTGTAATGAAGCTGAGTTTAATCCGCTGTTAAAGAAAACGCTTAAAACTTGCGGATTATTAAAGGGTGCAACAGCTACTTGTAATTCAATTAATATGCCATTTTGCACGGGACTTGCTTTAACTGTATTAACTTGCAATCTAGGATCAAGTGTTGCAACTCTACGTAACTCAACTTCTAATTTGCCCTGTACGTCTGGTGTATTAGGCTCAAATATAAATTCCCATAAACTGGTTCCATACTGCGGTTGTCCTACCTTTTCGCCTATGCGAATGTTTAAAGCGTTCATAAAATCTTGTATTACAAGTTTTTCATCTGTAAGTTTAAACTTTTTTCCATAAACTATGGGTTCTCTAATTCCCCCTGGACCTCCGTCAATTCCATTTACCATGTTGGAAGACTTAGGTTTGTTTGCATTGATTGTACTAAATCCAAGATATTGTGGCATATTCTTTATTTATTAAATGATTGTGCCGTCAGGTAGTACTCTAGCTCCGGGCGGAAGCCTTCTAAATCTTAAATAAAATGCTCTATACTGCTGCGGTATTTGATTTATATTATACTGCGTGGGATTTGTTGGTGTTATAGGTAGTTGTGTACTAACTGCTGTGCTGCTTATTTGATTTTGAGCAGTAAGACTATCTACTTTATTCTTGGCAGCTAATATTTCAGGGCTTCCTTGTGGATAGTTTGAAGCAATAAAGTCATAATCTTTTTTAGCTAAAGCAAGGTTTCTTACCTCAGTGCTTAATGCTTCTGCTTCTTTAGCTTGTAATGCTCTAGTAGATATACCTGCTCCAATAACTGTTGTTGCTCCTGTATTAGTAGTTACTATACCCTGAGCAACTTGATTAACAGTTTGTCCATCAGTGGTAGCATCGTTGATTATATTTTTTGGAATACCACTAACCCCTTGATTTGCAGGATTATTACGATTATTTGCATTAACTCCCCTGTTAAGAACTTGCTGTCTGGCTTTTTCTCTAATCTTGTTTAGTTCTTGTATTTGAAGTTCACTTACTCCCTCAATGAATATAGGAGCAGGTATCTTAGGATCGCCTATAGTGCTTAAAATTTGTTTATTAATACCCGCTCTGTTTACAGTTTTGTTTTTACTTACACCTTTCCTTATTTTACGTTTGCCGCCAAACAATGCTGCTACAGAAGCTACAGCATTCATAACGTTAAACGCAGTGCCTAATGCTGCTGAACCCGCCTGTACTATACTATCAAATCCTGCCTTAGCTGATGAGAAGATACCAGCAATACCTCCTCCTGCTGGACCTCCAAATATTTGTTGAGCAAATTGCCCTGATTTACTTAAACCTACGGTTACTCCAGTTAATTCTCTTGTTTTAGTAGCGAAGCCTACAGCTTTTGAGGCATTCGTAATTGCTGTAAATGTGTCTCTTATTTGTCCTGGTAATACTTTAATAGCTGTACTAATAGTTTGTACTGCGTTATTAATAGTAGTTACGTAACCGCCAATACCAGGTATACTTCCTAACCCGCTAGCAAGAGCATTGCCTGCTAGGCTAAATTGCCCAGCATTTAAAAATAAACCTGCAGCTTTTATACTTTGTGCAGCACCAAGTGCTGTGTTTTGTAGTCCTAACAATTTGGTCTGAGAGGCTAAACCTGCCTGAGCAAAAGCACTGTTAATATTAACTGTACCAGTAATATTATTTTTAAAATTAGCCTTTAATTGATTTGTAAATGTACTGGTATATGTATTAGCAGCGTTAATAAATTGGTTACTGACATAACCAGCCAATCCGCCCTGTTTTGAACCTTTAATACTGAAATTTGTAAATCTTTCTATACCCTTAGCTGCTGCCAATGCACCAAGATTGATTGGCTGTCCGGCTTCTAGTTTGCCAATACCTTCTTTGACAACACTTAGTGCTGCACCGGTAGTGCCTTTATTGTAATCAATTTTACCAGCAAATTTAGGATTTCTTTCCATAAATTGTATTGCTGCTGAAATTGGTTTGTCTGATGAATTCACTGCATTTACAGCTTGATTACCTAAATTTACTGTCTGTGCAATCTTATCTGTTTTACGTGCTATGGTAGCTGCAGTACTGCTACCAGTAGATTGAGCGACCCTACGCGCTACTGCTGCTGTGCTGGTAGTGGCTGCTGCTAATGTAACTCCTGCTTCTTGATTTGGAGCTGCAGTACCTGTTATAACACCAGCTTGTATTAACTCAGTTTGGGCTCTTTGATAAGAAGA